TCGAAACTTTCGATTTTGTGAATATGTCATCTAACAGTCGTCTGTTAAACAATTTACCATCTGAAGTATCAATTATTTTTTTAGCGTACTTTATCATTTTAATTGGTTAAATGGGTTCTGAATTTCTGATTATTAACGGTAACATTGCCATTTCCACTTGCCGATAAAAAAACTTCAAAAACGTGCGTTCCTGCTGACATATTCACAAAATCGAAAGTTTCGACAGTTAAAATATCTGTAATATCTTTAGGTTCTTTTCGGAATTCTTGAACTTTATTTCCGTCCAGATAAAGCTCTAACACAGTTGAAGTATTTTTGTTATCCGAAGTAATTTGAGCGTTGTATTTCCAAACATAATTACCACCTATTAATGTTTGGTTAAAAATGAAGACAGATACAGGTACAGCTCCTGCCAATGAATTTAATAATGTGTTTTTCTGAAATTTAAAATCATTACCAAATTTGGAAAGCGTAGCACTATCTGCCTTCGCAGCAAGTGCAGTTGTCAACCCAGCAATATTAGAGATAGAAAGCGAATCTAGTGAGGATTTGTTGGCTTTAATAAAGTCAACTACCTCTTGCAACTCATCCAAATTAACATCATTAGAGGTCAACAATGTATCTAAAGCAACTATCATCTGATATAGCTTATTCAAATCGTCCCCCGCCAAAGGAACACCTGCTCGGATAGAGGTGTTTGCATTCACAATTACTTGAGCCAATGTTTTATCCTCTAAATTAAGAGCATTTTGGACCGTACCATTGACACTCACTTTGTTGTTCAATGCAGTAATTATAGCATTGAGTTTTGTAGTTATAAAATCGGCTATTTGTTTTAATTCCGTCATTTTAGTTAATAGCTATTAAGTTGGTATTTACAGCCGTTTCAAATTCAGCAAAAGTCCCTACATTACTCTCTAAACCTGCCTGTTCATCAATTTTATTAGCAAAACTATCGGCTATGTCTTTCAAAATAGTATTCAATTTAATACCATCTATATTGCCGTTTCGGTTGGCATTTATAAAATCGTTTATTTTATTGCTAATTATTGTTCTGTCTAATATTGCCATTATTTATATGCTTTACTATATGCAGAGCTATAAGCCCCTAATGTGTTACAAATTCCGCCTGCAAAATCACAATTAAAATCATTGCTAAAATCGCCTTCATTAATAGCTACATCGCCTCCGCTTTTAGTGGCAACCAATAATTGTTTTTTGGTATAAAAACGAGAAACTTCTTCATTGTGCGATAGCCCATCTGTCAATTTCAATTTATCTCCTGGCTGAATATTAGAATTGAAATTAAGCCCTAAAGCAAAATTGTCTAAAACCAAATTAACCGCACCCTCCACTCCTCCGTACTGCTGTATGGCAATATCGAAAATGGTTTGCTCTGCTATTGTGGTTACTTTATCCATTTATTTTTGAAATAATTTGATTTTTAATTTCATTGTAATTCTTACCGTCTCGTTGCAAGTGTAATTTTGCTTTATTTTTAATCTCGGCTGGTGTAGCGTTTGATTTTATCAGCTCAATTAAATTAGGTCCCAAAATGGGGTCGCTCTTTAATTCCCCTTGTTTTAATCGCAATACAATACCTACCTCTTGGTCTAAGCTATCGCCTATTGCTAAATCATTGTCTCTGATTAGTAAATCATCGAATTCATCTAGTAATATGTCTTGCTCTTTAGCCATGTTTTACCGTGTCGTTTTCGAGGTCTTTTATTTTTGTTATAGGCGTAATTTGTTGCCCAATAAATGGTTTTAACAATGGAGTAGTTGGTAAAGCTCCTGATGGAGCTTGCGGTGCTGTATGTTGGTGCGTTGAATAATCTGTAATTAATTGATTCAATAATTGTTCTAAGCCATTTATCTTTTCAACCAACTTCTCAATTATAATTAAACCTCCAAATTGGTCGCCTTTTAAATTGAATTCTTCCGTTTCTTCAGCTAAAATCAAAAAGGAAGCTGCCGTTTCATTTTCAATAATTCCAATTAATGCCTTTTTACTAATTACAGGTTTTATATGATTACCTCCCAATCCCAAAAATACATCTGTATGCTCTACGCCGTCATTATCGACAGCATCCATCGTTTTGGCATCCCAATCTACAGCAGTAACTGTAACCCACTCATTTTGAATGGGGACGTTATTTTCTATCATCGAGATGATAGCAACTCTGAATTGTTCTGAAATAGTCATATTTTCATTCCAATGTTAATCGTTCGTTCTATTTTAGGGCTGTCGTCCATTATAGTGGTTACTTTCTCAATGAGATAATCGCCGTTTCGTTCGGGATATAATTTAGATTCGATAGATGCTATCCAACCACTTTTCATAAATGGAATTCCGAAAGATGAAAAAGAACCAGTAAAACCCGTAAACTTTTTGATCTCTAAAAATTTATTAGCGATAATTTCGAGGTCTTTTTTTGAAGTTATATTGAAAAATTTAACTTTATTGATAGAACCTCCTTCATCGCCAACGGATACGACTATTTTGTCGCCATTTTGTAAGGTAGAAGTAGCTTCTATCTTTAATTTGGTAGCTTCGGCAAAACGATATTCCAGTTGATTATTTGGTTTAATATTTCGCTCAAATCCATAGCTTACTTTCTTGCTATCGTTACTCAATAATTTACCACTCATCACCGTATTACCACGTAAATAAGTAGTCAAGCCATATTTGTCTCTCAAATGCTTCAAAATGAAGCCTACATTGTTTTTATCAATCCGTACTTTACCCAAATTAACGTCCAAAGCATCAATTTCAAATTCATTTGGTATTATATCTCTTAATAATTTTTGGAGAGTTATGTTTTTTCGATTTAAACCAATTTGCGTTTGCATCACTTCAAATAGCTTATCTCTGCAACTTATAACTACAGGAACATCGTCTGATACAGCAGTAACTACACCCTCAAATTCTTGAATTTTATCTTGATTATATCCTAATTCAATGATAACTTCATCATTTGGCTGTATTGCTTCGCTGATAGCTAATTTGATAAATTGAGTGGTGTTTTTCGCAATCGTAATTTCGGCACTATCAGAGAAGCTGTGGATACTGCTCTCAATTATACAACCATTAATTTTATTAATCTTCAATTCCCCTCTGCGGTCATTCGCAGGGAAAACAACAGAAGATACAATCGCTAAATACATACTAATTATAAATTTCATTTCAATTTGCTTTCAACAACATTTAATCGGCGTTTAACTTCTTTCATTTCATTATCTATCAAATTATGCTTACTAATTGCTTGCTCTCTTGCTACCGCTAAATCTTTAATCAAATCGGTAACAGCAGTGCTCATTTCTTTGAAATCACGGTGTAAATCCCTCAAAAACCAACTGACTATACACAAAAGTGTGGTTACTAAGAATCCACCTACCTTAATTATAACAGGTATTTCGATTATCATTTTAGCTTCTTCCATTACTTTAATATTAATTCTATTGATTCCGTGCTATTTGCATCAATGGTAAAGGCTAATGCTCTTGGAAATCCTTGTATTTGTGTAAATGAGATGCTATTTATTTCAATGGAATCTATTCCTTTTTCGTGGAACAAATCATTGCTACTTACCAACTCTATTGCATCTACAATTTCTTCGTACTCAAGCAAATCGTTGTGTTGGTCTAAATAGGATTTCTCAACCGTAGTTGAAGTTCCTGGTATGTCTAATAAGATACCTCGCATATTTATCTGCCAATCATCATGTCCATAACTCTCCGTAACCGAAAAATTACTGCCGTTAATTCTTGTCCTGCTTTTAATTTTATCACGACTAAAATCTACGAGTGTAGAAGCATGAAGCAATAGTGTTTTAAATGGTTTAGAAACAATATCGCCATCCCTATTGTAAACATTGTAATTACCCCCTTTAAATTCAACAGGCATTAAGATAGCAGTGCCTAAATGACTTTGTTTTTTTGCTTCATCCAAAGATACCTGTTCTATGTTTGGGTAATTAATAGAAGGCTGTTTGTCGCCTTGCTTATTAGTTGCATCAGGGAAGGAAATTAAACGCCCTGTTAAGCCGAAAGCAGCGTTAAATAATAACGACAAATCGGGGTTAAAACCACCTTTCAAATTGGTTTTTGTGTTGGTTTTTACGACTGATATGTTAGGTTTAAACTCTAAACTCATAAGGCACTTACATTTAAACCATCGGTTAATTCCGTGTTGATTTTCTTCATTATCATGTTGCCAATATCATCTACCGATTCTTTTACTTTGGAAGACACATTAAACGTATTTTTAAAGTCCATTTTTATAGAAACTTGCTTTCCGTTGCCATTGCTCTGAGCAATTGGTTGTATTGCTTTAGAAGGAGTCTCTGTATTTTGTTTGCCACCACCATTTAAGGATTTAGCTATTACGCTATTAACCGTTGGGCTATCAGCTGTTGCAATTGCGGTTTGTTTTGTATCCGTTGCAGCAACACCTACATTTAAATCTAAACTTTTCCTGAAATCCTTTATTTTGGCAGCACCTGAAGCTGCTAAATCACTACCTGTAAATTTGGCTACAATTTCTAACAATTGTTGCATTGGCAATAAGACAGCATCGAATATGACTATACCAATTCTCTTTAATCCAGCTATAATACCACCACTGGCAAAGGCTTCTTTTATGCTTTCCCAATTCCGCCTAAAACTTTGGATTACTCCTATAATTAAACCCAACGGACCTAGCACAATACTCAAAGCAGCTCCCCACTCATCGTATTTAGCAATTACTACAGCAACTACTGCTATTAGTGCTAATATACCTAAAACTGTTGCTGAAAATGGATTTAAACTGGTTATTAAGTTCATAAATGCTTGTGCTTTTGCAGATTTACCCAACCATTTTGTAAGTTTGCTATAACTTCCCGTCATTAGTTCAATTGCTGGTCCAAAATTGGCAGCCATTTGTAATCCATCAGATCCAGCACTTAGAAATGGCAAAAAGCTTTCAGTAGCATTAAAAGCAGTAATCCCCCAATCTTTAAATGTGGCAGTCCAACGGCTCATCATCTCATTATTAGTACCCATTATAATAGTTGCTTGCTCAACAGAAGTATTAGTTCCTGTTATTTTTTTCGTCATTCTGTCTTGAGCATCTACTGAATTTATTAATGCCTCAGCCGCCAATTTGTTTTCTTTTCCAAATAATTTAGAAATCAATGCTGCATCTTGCTGTATCGGTTTTAATGCTCTTAGCCTATCTGTGAATGGAATTGTTTTATCAGAAAGTAACTGTAAGTCAATTCCTGCATTTAGCAATTCTTTTTGGACATCTTTTGGCAAAAACCTGCCTTGATTTAATGATGATAAAGCATTCCGTAGAGCTACGCCACCTTCAGCTCCTTTCTTCCCTGCCTTGTCGAGAGCTTCAACTGCACTTACCATCACTTCGAATTTCAACCCAGAACTCTTCGCATCGCCACCAACATTCTGTATAGCAGCCTTTAATTGGGGTAATTCAGCCGAACCTTCCTTTGCTCCTGCCGACATAGCATTCATAAACTGATTTAATTTTGCTTGTGCAGCAATAGGGTCGTCTATGCTAATACCATATTGGTTCATGGCTGTTGTCAAAACTTCCACAGCTCCTGTTGTATCTCCTCCCATCGTTTTTGAAAGTAGAGATACGCTATCTGCCATGGACGATAAAATTTTAGGAGTTTTTGCTAATTCTGGCCCTAATTGCGAGAGCAATAATTTATAGACATCTAATGATTTTGCAGCATCTCCTCCAAATTTCTTAGCATTAGCTCTTGCAGCATCTCCTAAATCATTTAAAGCAGCACCTGTTACACCAGTAATGGCTTCTACTTCTGCTAATGAAGATTGATAAGCTTTACCTGGTGCAGTAATTTGATCTAAGGTGTCGTTAAACGCACCAACAGCTTGGCTAATTTGGTTGAATTTTAAGGCTGCTAATGCTGCTTTATTCACTAAGCCATCGAAAGAACCGCTTGCTTTAGTGGCTTGCCCAGCAACATTTTTGAGTGGACCAGTTACTCTGTCCACCAACTGCAATATCCAATTTGTTGTTACACTAGCCATTGTTGCCAAATATTTTTGAAATGACGATTCCTATCTCATTTGCTAATTTCTTGCTTTTAAAGTCCTCTAACCAAACAGCATCATTGAATCGCTCGCCCCATTCTGTATCGTTTAATTTATTTGGATCAATGCCAAAACAACCTCTGATTAGTATATCTGCTTGCCGAAGTCCATCTAACTCCTCATCATCTGATAGAGCTCCTTCGGCTACTGCTTTTTTACAATGGCTTTCCGTTTGCCATTTAACTTGCCTATCTCTTCTAAAACAGAATAATAAACCTCTCCATCAGGATGCTCGTCTTCGTCTAAGTATTCCATATCTCCCCCCAAAACACAGTTGGTCATCAATACTTCGTTTGCTTTTTCAATGTTATTTTCAGAACCATATTTCGCAACGGCATTAATAATCGACCGAGTGGGGCTACAAATAAAGAATTTGGCACATTTTCCTTTGCCTCTTATGTCGTTGTCCTCTAGCGGCACATCAATCTCAAGCAATCTTTTGTTTGTTTTTTTCCAAGAAGCAATAGTGGCTGCTGTTATATCCGATGCTTTCGCAAATGTTTTGTCTTTATTCATTTTATCTTACGTTCCACTCAATATGAGAAATTAATAAATCGTGTTTAAATGCGTGCGTTTTATCGCCTTGTTTAGAGGCAATTCCATTATTCATAAAGCTGCAATTCTTTAGTACATCTTTGTAAACCCTCCCTACAAATTCGTATTCCACCGTAATATCAAAAGCAGGAATGTCTTGAATTCTTGCACCAGGAGGTAAAGAGTCTAAAATGGCAATACGCTCTTCAACGTGTAGCGTAAGGGAAGCCTTAGCTTCATAATTCCCTTCAGATTGACCAATGGGTAATTTACCAGCTCCATATACATTTTCTTTGGCTTGAGCATCGTCGTATTCCAATTCTGTAATGCCCTCTAAATCTCTACCTAAAATCCGAGTTCTAAGGCTATTCCAGCCCGACATTTTACCGAATTTATTGATTAATTTAATATTTGCCATTTCGTGCTGTTTTATTAGTTAAATGGATTTTCAAATCCTAATTCATTAATAATTTCTCTCGCAATTCCTTTGGGTACAACTGCCAATTTGGTAATGATTGGATCTCCTGCTAACACATTTTGAGAAGCATCAATCGAGAAAGTAAAGCTGCTTACCTCTCCATCAGCCAACATATTGTTTAAATTCTTTTTCGCAATTTCTTGCCATTCAGAAATGATGGAAGAAGAAATTTGCCCATTTTCTATTTCAACTTCGCTTTTTATTTTAGGTATTAAAGCGGTTCTAACGATGCGAGCTGCTTTGTTCCAAGTTCTATTCATTTCGATAAAGGCATAGTCGTCAGCAGCTTCAATTGCGGTTGGAGCATCCGAAAAATAAACGCCAGGGAATCCTTCGTAGAAACCTGCGTAAATCCAGCCTTTAGCTGTCAGTAATTCAAATTCCGTTACAGACAAGCTGCTAAATAAAACACCTGAAGTCAACTGAGCCGTCAACCATTTACCAGTGGCTCTATCCGTTAATGAATAATTAGAATCTCCTTTACGAATATCGGGCTTGTTAACGATATCAACTGATCCTAAATTTTCGCTTACTTTACGAACGGATAAACCGCCCAATGCAGTGCCAATTGCTGCTGTCTTAGCATAAGTAACATCTAAAGTATCCACAAAGGGGTCGTGAGCGATACATACGCTTACATTTCGAGATGCTAATGTTCTTAAATCCAATAAATTGCCAATCGTTCCCGAAATATTACGTCCTTCTAATAGTATGCCGTCGATAAAAATTTGGCGAGCTGCCAAATCATCAATTAAGGCTTGTGCCTTAGGTACGGCAGCAATTATATCGGGATCAACTCCTGTTACGTTGATTGGAGCGTAAGGAGCAACAGGATTGAGTACTGTTCCAGCATATTTTATTTCTCTATTGGTCTCCTCTGCCAGCAATAATTTGTTCAAATATTGATTGTTTAAATCCACCATTTGAGCTTGTGTAGTTCCTTGGGCGACCAACATAATGTAAAGTGTACCGTTTGGATTTTGCGTAAAAAATTCAGAAATATGATAATGCACCAACACGCTGTTATTAGCATCGTAAGCAGAATTAATACCTAAATTCTCTGCATCTTCAATCTGAATTAATTTCGCAATAGTTTGCAAAGCCAAACCAGTAGCAGCTACTCCTCCAAATACAATTCCAAAGATGGCATCTGTGCTTGGGTTTCGTCTGCCTAAGCCGCCAAATACCTTTTTATTTTCAACTCCTTTAAAACTCATTTACAGAAATGTTAATTGTTAAATTATAAATGTTGAATAGTCCTATTTTACAGCTTCTAAATCTGCAATTTTTTCAACTCCAGCAGCCAATACTGTTTTTGCTTTTTCTCCTTCTAAAAGACCGTTAACCATTTCAACTGTATCAGACGAATTGATTAGCCCTATTCTTTCTTCAGCAGACAACTTACCATCTTGGTTGGCATCTCCTTTCGGAAGAGATTCCGATCGTTTAATTTCATAAACTTTCAAAGGTGTTTTACCTCCTTTATTTCGAGCATTCAATTGAGCAGCATTCTTTTTATCCCCATGGAAAAATTGACCGTCGGCAGTCGCCAATAGTTCATCACATTTTTCATCCGATTTAAATACTTCAGCAGCTAATTTTACTAATTCTTTTTGCGAGTAAATTTTCATAACTTATAGATTTCGTTTATTTTTTTTTAAGAATGGTAAATCAATATTTTTAGTAACATTTTCCATTATTTTTTCCGCAGAACGTCCAAAAACGTAACCTCCCAGACCTATTTTTAGTAACGACCAATATTGGTCTGGAACAGCACTTAAATCTCCTGTAAAAGCAGTTTTAATGATAATTCCAACCATACATAGCATCGTAATAGGTCGCCAATTTTTCTGTAACCAACTGCCTTTTGTTTCTAACTCAACAGCTTCTTTTTTCATTTCTAGGAGACTGTTCATTTTTTTGGTTACTAAATCAACCGTCTCATTTTTGAGCGACATTTTCTCGCCATCGTTAGAGGTCGTCTTATCAATTGCATTGCCTACGTTAGTGGCTATTTCAGCAATGGAAGAATTGAATATTTTATTAAATATGCTCATTTTAAATTTGCTTTAAATACCCATTTCCATTCTTCATTTTCCAATTCAAATTCGAAGTACCTGCGACCTCTTTGTTCGTATTTATAATCGCAATGAATAAATCCTTTTGTTGGATAGTAACAAATTCTGCTATAAGGAGAATTTGATTTTAAGTCTGCTAATAACTCAGGAGTGTATTCGTAATCCGTCGCTCCTTTGCTTTTGGGTAAATAGCAATGTTCAGAAGTGCCTGGTCTATTTTTAGATAATTCGTAAACAACAGGTCTATAACCTGAATGATTAGAAACATTTATGGGTTGCTGAATGCGATTGCGAGCATCTTGAGCCACCAACAAATGATATTTCATAATTCGATCTGCTACATCTTGAGGTATATCTTCCCTCAAGATGCAGAAATCAGCTATTTTAAAATTTAATTCCATTTTTATAAAGAAGATATAATTGCTCCTAACCCTTCTGATTTTATAGGTAAAGCAGCGTGGTATAATTGGAAACCAACAACTGTTTCTCTATTTTCGGGATCAATTTTCTTAT